CATTCGTAATTGGAATATCCTTTCGAATTCGTGCTTCCAATTTATCTAATCGAGAATCTAATAACGCAACTAATTCTTTCTCTACCGCAACTAATTCTTCCTCTACTCTATCAATATTTGTTTGTAGGTGATTAGTATCCGTATTGATTCTGATATGGATATGTTCTTCGATATGTCCTAAATCGATACCCATCGTTTTAACCTGTTCTGTTAATTCATTTACTTTTTTCTGTCCGTTAAATACACCATTCACCGAATACCCCAAAAGGAATATGAAAATTGATGATAATATACCTAAGCCAATGTATAGTATTTCCATAATTTTGTAATTTTGTTTTTTATCAAAGAACGATAGTTGTGGAGGATATCGGATTCGAACCGATGACCCCTTGCGTGCAAGGCAAGTGCTCTAGCCAACTGAGCTAATCCCCCAAAATAATGTAATGTCTGTACGGTTTGTATCGAATTCACACCTTTATACGTGTTTCAAACGTTTCCATTTCATACTTAGAGTCTGTTCCGTCATTCTTTCGAATCATTACATCGTACTTCGAACTGGAATCGAACCAGCACTCCTTACAGGAACAGCATTTTAAGTGCTGCGTGTCTACCTATTCCACCATCGAAGCAATTTAGAATTTCAAATAACTTTTACAAAGATACGAAAATTATTTTACAAATCCAAATTTTGTTTATTTTTTATTTTATAAATTTTCACTTTTGAAAATTTAGTTTGCTTGTCTTTAGAGTTTATGAGAATATCAATATGTTTTCGGTAACGTTTATTCATTACATCTCTTACTACATATTCACCATTGTATTTCCCAGCACCTACTACTTTAACTCTTTGACCAAATTTTAACTTACGTTTTAAATCTCTACTTACTGCAATGATTCTGTGCTTTTTAGGATTTCTCTTACTGATTTTAAATCCACTGGCAGTTACGTTTGGAGTATCATCTGTTTCACCTGCTGATGCTTTGTATGTGGTGACTGTGACTGTTCCAATTTCTTCGATTGTTTCTGTTTCCAATGTTTCTTCTTTCAACCCATCATTATTCGATGTTAATGATAATGGAAAAAATAACATTATTAGACTAATAAAAAGATAATGCATAATTTTTTGTTTTGGTTTATTTTATGGTTTAAGTTTTAATATCCTATTTTATCTTTAATCTCCCATTGTTTATCAATAGGAATTCTTTCAATTCTTTCAACTGGTACAAATCCATCGAATCTACCATCTTTAACATCTTCAAAATGTTCGATGGTATCTAAATAAAATCCGAATGAATATCTGATGTATTGAAACTTGTCACCATCCCAATATGCAACATGGTTGTTTCTACAAAATCCATTATACCAACCTTCTTTCATTTCACTTTTTGGTATCATAACTTTAAATTTTATGTAGCCCCAGAGAGAATCGAACTCCCAAGTCTTCCTTAGAAGGGAAGCATTATATCCGTTTAATTATAGGGCCAAATCACTTTACGTTCCAAAGTGTAAGTAGGTTTGTAAAAACTTTCCTTCCCGATGAGGGCTCTTTTGTTACTCCATTGTAGGGGCACGTTATTCATCGTTTTAACACATAGCCATTGTGTTGCTCATTGCGGGACTGACGGGAGTTGAACCCGCTCCATACTCCGTGACAGGGAGATATCTTAACCGTTTGACCTCAATCCCAAATAACGATTACTGCCTGACTCTTTTCGAACTTTGCGAGGCTCGTATCATTCAATTTCAGTAATCATTGTGACTCTAATGGGAATCGAACCCATCTTAGGAATTACTTACTAAATGCTTCAACTCTTCTCTCCAATCCTAGTATTAAGGAGTGTTAAACCATCTAATCATCATTCATCCACTCATTGCGTGAGGAGCGACCTCAACAATTATAGAGCCAAATGTGATGGTTTATCCTTTTTACTTATCAAGTAATCCTTTCGGCACTTTGGCAACTTAAAAACATACCATCAAACGAAACATCAATTGGAGCTTCCAGTCGGAATCGAACCAACAACCTCTCGATTACAAATCGAGGGCTCTACCAGTTGAGCTATGGAAGCAAATTATGTATCAGTTCCATACCGGCCTATTAGGAACTATTAGGGTTTCTCGGACGAGGTGCACAACCCAAATCGGCTATAATGTGTTATCAATTACTTGGCTTCCCCCCTGAGTTGGAATTATATGGGAGTCGAACCCACCTCATATATGTATGCCTACACATATTTTCACTGCACATTTGATACAATATTTGAATAATTAGAGTGTTTTACCACCTAAACTACCGCCGAACACCATAAATGATGAACGACATTGTCGGAATTTAACCAACCAGCTCTCTAACTATTTTGTTGTCAGGACAGGATTCGAACCTGTATTGATATTTCGGTTTGCAACCCTACTTTATTCAATCGCTACTGTTATAGTGCGTATATCCAATTCCGCCACCTGACTCCGATGTCTTTCCATCAGTCAACATTGTGTAATTAAGGGGACACGTTGCTCATAACCCTTGTACTCCGTACGGGACTCGAACCCGTAAGCTTCCACGTGAAAGGCGGATGTCCTAACCAATTAGACGAACGGAGCGTTTCCAATTTTGATGGGCTCTTCGATTAGCGTGTTTCATCTAACCAGCACTTGAGATTGGGAACTCCATATCTTATATTCTACCAATACGCCACCCATTGGGTATAATATCAGTTTTTTTAATCTTTTTATTTTGTATTTCGTTAGTTATCCAACGAGTTCCAAATTGAGAATTACCTTCTCCTTTTTGTTTTATAGAATTTGCTTTTCCAATTTTTCGTTTAGTTTCGTCATTATGATTTTTACCATTCCAATCATAATTTACGTTTCTATTACGATTTGGATTTTCATACGAACGTCTTATTCCGTTTGTTTGAGCTTCTATTTTTTTATCATACCATTCTTTATCATTTTCTCGCAACCATTTTTGTTTTTGATTGGATTTTATTGCATTTAGTTGTTGCTGTTCAGAACTCCATCCACCAGTTCCACCTGGTCTGATATTCATACACATTGGTTCATTTAATAATTCGGTATTTATCAATTCGGTTTCCCTATTTGTTAAATCTTCTCTATTATCAAAAAACTCTAAATGTTCAATCTTAAAATTTTCAATTCCATTTTTACGGATTGATAATCTCAAATGCTTCCCACTCCCTAAATAACCATCATTTAGATTATTTGTTGAATGCATACCCACATAAAACTTACCATTTTTTAGGTTTGTTGTTTTGTAGATAAAATGATATTTTTTTTGACTATTTAGATTTGCCATAATATATGTTGTTTATACATATAAATATAACAAATCCAAAAAAGTATAACGGGTGAATGATGGGTTTCGAACCCACAACCTTCCGAATCACAATCGGATGCTCTAACCAGTTGAGCTACAACCACCATATTACTTTACTAACCACCATTTCAAAGAACATTATAAAGATACGAAATAATTTTTACATTTCCTAATTTTTTTAAAAGTTTTTTTTCAAACTTTTTGTGGGCCAGATAGGAATCGAACCTATTACCTACTGATTATGAGTCAGTTGCTCTAACCGAATGAGCTACAAGCCCGATTATCGTTTATACTAACGATAAAATCGAATATCGTTTCTTTCAACGATAATGTCAGTATTAAATCAACATTACAAAGATACAAAATAATTTTAATATATCCTAATGTTTTTTTAATTATTTTTTACCAAATGGTCTGCACAATATGTTGCAATAGGACCTAATGATTTATATCTTACCTGATAACCCATACCTTCAACCATACCAACCGCTTGTCTAAATACTTCGTTTGATTTGTATCGTGGATCTGGATTTAAATCTACATCAATCCATTTAGGTTTTGGTATACCTGAGTTTTTTAATAATTCCGCAGTTTCAATTGAATACCAAACTTCATTTAATAAACGAGTTTGCCTTACTCTTTCTCTTGGAACTGTCCATTTATTATATAAGACATGACCACCTTTACCCCTATGATACAATGCAACTACAATAGCATAGGTTGTTTGAAATCTGTGATTTTGTGAATCACAACCAATCAGGATATCAACATCATTGTGTTCGTTCAAATACGTCTTAATGTATTCTACTAAATCAACTTCAGTTCTGTCTGCTAGTTTTCTGTAAACCATAATTATTGTTGTTTAATTGTTTGTGCTCATAGAAAGATTCGAACTTTCAAAAACTGGGTTCTAAAGCCAGTGCGGTTGCCAATTACGCCATACGAGCAAATAAGGGGCCAGTACCTTTATGCTTTCACTCACCTGGCCCCAACGTGAGATAAGGTTGTAGAGAGTAAGAGGCTCGAACTCTTGCGACTTTAACATCCTACCTGTTTAGCAAACAGGCCCCTTCACCAACTTGGGTAACTCTCTATTCTGTATAATATATTATTCATTTACCCCCAAATACACTGGTTTTGTATAATATATTATCCATCGTTGCGTGGTTGAGGTTCGAACTCAATTGACCATCCTTATGAGAGATAGTTCTTTTCCACTAAGTCACGCAGTTTGAGTCAAGTGTTGGATTCGAACCAACGTATAAGGTTTTGCAGACCTTCGCCTAACCACTCGGCCAACCAGACAAGTTAGTTTATTTTTATCTTTACTTCAGTAGGATTACTACTATTAGTAAAATAATTTTAAACCAAAGTAGTTCTATTAGGATTCGAACCCAAACTTTTTCATCCGTAGTGAAAGGTGCTATCCGTTACACCATAGAACTATTTATACTTTCGTATAATTTCAAAAACTTTACCTATATCGGTCAATTCCATTTTCTGGTCATTTCTGATTGGTAGAAAAGCGATGGTAAATCCATGATTACCTCTAAAATAATCTTCACGTTTTATCTTATTACCATTTACGTTATCCAAGTAAATCCAAGGGTAATTTCCAAATAATTCTACACTTATACCAATCTTCCGTAACCTCGGAACTAATCGATTTATTACATTATCTTCCATTGTGTTTTTCTGTTATATTTCCAACTTTTATACTCTCGATGTTTATGTGAATAAATTGGTTTACCATTTCCGTGTCTACCCCAAACTTTTGAGGGAGCACAATCATAATACCAACTTCCACATCTCTTAGAACAAATGAAACAATAATTCCATTCAGTTCTCATACGTTTTACTTTTTCTTCTTTTTTCATTTTACATTAGGTTTGGTTACCTAATGTTTGTCAAATAATTGTTTCATAGTTTATTTACTTTTATGCTTTGCCAATCGTTTGTTTGATTTACTACTTATCAATATTGTCACCAAATCTGCCATAGTATTTACCACTAACAATGGTGCTGCTGGAATACCTATTATAGTTCCAACTCCAATTGTGACAATGGAAACAATCGTAATCTTATTAGCAATTGTTTGTTGTTTACCATAATCTCTTAATGTGCTATCAATACTATTTAATCTTAACGAATCACTTTGTGAAAACGATAACATTGGGACTAATAACAATACATAAATTAGTTTTTTCATAATTTTACATTTAGCACTCCCTAAAAGATTCGAACTCTTATCTGCGGGTTTGGAATCCGTTATGCTACCATTGCACCAAAGGAGTGTATTTTATTTAATCCATTTTCGTATAGCATTATCACTAACCCCATACTTTCTACCTGTTGCTGAATAACCATATTGTTCAATCTCATTTAATAAAACATCTATATCAGGTCTTTCAACTTTTTTAGGTCTTTCTTTTTTCACTTTTACTTTTAGTTGTTTATTAGCTTTACCACTATAAGTTTCAGTTTGTGAGTGACAATTTGGACAAAGAAATCTTAAATTCTCTAATCTATTATCATCATTCATTCCGTTTTTGTGGTCTAAATGTAATGATAAATCTTTACCATTATACTCACCCACATTTCCACACTCCACACATTCATACTTTAATAAATTATCTTTCAGTATTCTACGTTTAAGACTTTGTCTCGGGTATGTGGAATTTTCACAAAATATATCAGTATCATCTACTTTTCGTCTAGCCTCACCATTTCCATAGTAGTTATAGTTTGGAATATCGATACCTAAATCCAATATTCTCTTTTTTATATTCCTATAACCACCACTACCATTCGGTGATAAATTAAACTTTAATATCACTTCACGCATTGATTTGCTTGAAGATAATATATTTTGCATTTCTTCTTTGTTTATTTTTTGTAATTCCATAGTTTATTCTTTTATATAAATATATCGAACTTAAAAAAACATTCACCAAAATGTATGTTTTACCATACCCGTAGTTAATACGAACATTGACCGGGTTGTGGGTATTCTCCACTACTAGTCAGGCTTCGGTCACCCGGTTGATTCGTATAGTTGGTAGTGCGGGATTCGAACCTGCCACCTTCTCGGTATCAGCGAGATGCTCTAACCAAATGAGCTAACTACCAATAAGTGGTGGATGTATGTTCATCACATACTATTGGGTTTCCACCAAACCCCTGTCGGAATAGCAGGATTCGAACCTGCGTGCTCCACATCCCAAATGTGGCGAGATAGACCGGACTCCTCTACATTCCGTTGGTAGAGGGATTATTTTTTTATAGTAGAATTCGCCCACCTCAAAACTACTTTTTTGGAGTTCCACATTACTCACATCTGATAATCATATTGGATTACCCACTTAATCTTACAACAGCTTTCAACTGAGAGATTGTAAGGATGTGTATGGAACATTTGGTGACCCCGATTGGACTCGAACCAATGACTTTCTCATTAAAAGTGAGAAGCTCTAACCAACTGAGCTACGGAGTCTTTCTTTTGTCATACTTGTCACTTTCCATAGTATAAATTGTTTAATTGTTAAAAAATGGTGGAGCCTCAAGGAATCGAACCTCGTCCTTTAGTTCTTCAGACTAACGTACGCACCAGCTATACCAAAGCTCCAATTGTGGGAGTGGAGGGATTCGAACCCCCAATGTCATAAGACCACAGATTTACAGTCTGCTAAGCAACCGTTGCTCAACACTCCCAATTGTTGTAGAAGATATAGGATTCGAACCTATGACCCTTTGGATGTAAACCAAATGCTCTAACCAACTGAGCTAATCTTCTAAATTGTTACCCGAGCAGGATTCGAACCTACCCTAAATGCACCAAAAACATTTGTGCTACCGCTACACCATCAGGCAATAATCTCAAGCATTCTACTCCCCGCAATCGGAATCGTATCTTACTTAGCCCATCGTTGGCGGTGTGGGTACTTGAGTTGAGCGAATAGTAGGAATCGAACCTACATCTCCTACTTGGAAGGAAGGAGTAATAACCATTATACGATATTCGCATTTAGTGGATGAACAACATCTATCGTTCTTTCGGCTTCCCACTAAAGCCCACTAGTTAATATCCAATATGTCAATGAACTCTTATTGCGGGGATAGAAGGATTCGAACCTACAACCTACGGATTAACAGTCCGTTGCTCTACCATTGAGCTATATCCCCAAAACAAAAAACCCTAACTAAATTATCAGTTAGGGTTTCCAAAATATAAATATAAATCTTTGTTATATTACCATCCAGATGCCTCCCCTAACGAAGTGCTATTATAATCCACATTGCCAATAATCGATTTTGCTTGCGGAAGTTCTATCGCACTAAACATACGATTCCCCGTCCACGCACATTTCTGTGTTGGTAGTTGATTGTCGATATGTAATGTTAGAGTTTTCATTGCTTATAAATATATAAAATTTATTTTTTAGTTATTTTTTTACGAAATTATTTTACTTCCGCGGTTGTTGTTGAATCTACTGCAGTTGTTGCGGTTGAATCTACTGATACTGAATCTGTTGCTACTGCTGTTGAATCTGATGCTACTTCAGTTGTTGATTTACCACCACAAGATGCTAATACTACTAAAGATGATACTGCGAAAATTGCTAATACTTTTTTCATAATAATTGTTTTTTGTTTGTTTTTAAAATTTTTAGATATAACGAGGGAATCGAACCCATCTACAACCATTGTTATAAAATAATTTGAAAGATTCGTAGGGTGGTTCTTTCATTGAAACTAGCTAGATTTCGTTTGACCAATAACATTAATTCGCATTCTGTTAAGATTTTTTGAGTAAAATCCCCTACTAAAAACTACCATTTCCGTTTTTTACATTTTTCTTTTAAGTGTAAAATATTGAGTCCAACAGGTCGTTGCCATCTCATGGAAAAAACACTACGAAGAGATGCTTAAGGAATCGAACCTCTCTTCTCCTCTACGGAGTGTGCTACCATTACACAACTACATCTTATATAAGGATGAGAATACTCCTTCTAATGAACCAGCTTTATAAGGGTTATGGGTTGCCTTAATTTCCACTTCCTTTTGAGAAGTACCAATTCAATGTGGGTTGCTAATGACCAACCACTCATAAAGTTACAAACTACTCTCTTTGTAGTCCACCTCTTCGAATCTGCCGACCCGATTCACACCTCGCAGTGCTAGAAGCTTTTCGAAAGAATCACATTTCCCTTGAGAGGATTTGTGGCAGGGAACAACTCCCTACTATGTACACACCTTTCGTTTGCAACTGGTAACCTCTTGCTCTTTATTTGTTTATAGTTTGCACCAATAGCAAATTGAGTTTTGGTTTGTAGATGAATTCAAGTAGTGGATTACCACTAGCTTCGTTCCATTTTGAAGAACGAAATACTATACTACTCGATGTGTTATCTCTAACACCATATTTTAAGACTACTTCAATACCCACTCTTTGGTGAGAGGTAGGTAAGGATGATAACGACACCACTCGTACTTCATCATACCTTTCGGTTTTAAGTAACCTTTAATATTGAATCACGCAATGATAAGGAGAGATTAAGTCCTCACTTCTTGCATTAACTCTATGGATTATTCTTATTAGTGTTCCCACTTCAACTGAACTTCTACTCTAGCCCAGTCATCAAACCATTTCACTACGGAGTTACCCTCACTAATCAGGTCTAATGATATTCCACTTGCATACTCAAGCTCCATTCCTTTCGGTTTGAAACCGCAAACACAATAACCATTGTATTCACTTTATCCTTGTTTCCAAGTTTATTTAACCACCATATGCGGCGGGTATGTAATATGTAGAACTAGTCTACTATTTACAATATTTTCAATAATTTAAAGAACGTTTGTTTTAACAAAGATACGAAATTATTTTTACAATTCCAAATATTTCTAAAACTTTTTTTTTGTTTCTAATACCGAGTATCTTTCATCGCCTATGAGTTTAGAACCAACTTTACAAAGATACGAAACTTTTTTCATATCTCCAAATAATTTCTCAATTATTTTTGAAGTATTTTTTTAATGTTTTCAACGTGGTCATCTATTAACTTTTGTAATTTAAGATTACTTACTAATCCAATATACAAATTAAAGAATAACAATGCTGAGATGAATGCGTATGTATCGAATCTATTATCGATTACACTTATTACTCCACTTCCCAGTGAGGTAAGACATCCAATAATTAAAATAACTTTGTGAAACTTTTCCATAATTTATTTTTTGTTTAAATTGTTACAATACTTGTTGTGTTGTTTGGTTGGTTTCTTTTTACTTTGTAAAGATACGAAAACTTTTTCACATTTCCTAATCTTTTTTAAAGTTTTTTTTGTGAGTTAGTATGACGTATGGCTCTTCACCCAAAGGTTTAGATAACCGGTTCTCTAACTCACTTTACAAAGATACGAAATTATTTTCACAATTCCAAATATTTTTGTAAATATTTTTTTTAGTTGCGTAGGGTGGGAATCGAACCCACTTAGGTTGGCTTATGAGACCAATGAAATACCTTACCTCCCCCTCGCGATATATTATTTTATAATAATTGAAATGTTGTGCATTTTATGAGCGTCTTATTTACGATTAGTCTACTCTCTCACAATTATTATATTTCTCAAAGAACGTTTTCTTTTTACTTTACAAAGATACGAAAACTTTTTCATATTTCCAAATCTTTTTTCAATTATTTTTTTATTATTAAAATAATGGTATCCGGCTTTATTAACCCCCCGCAGTGGGAAGTAGTCACGTATTCGGTTTTATTAGATACTGGCTTCAACCTTTATTTTAATAACAATACAAAGATACGAAATTATTTTTACAATTCCAAATATTTTAGTAAATATTTTTTATTCTTTCTATTATATTTTTTGCTATAAGTTCATGTCCTAACTTATTTGCATGTATATCTACATAATCACCTGTATCCCAGATTTTGTTTCCATCACTATCAATATTATTAACATAACAAAACGCAGTATCACTCACCGTTAATTTATATTTATTTAATAAATATTGTATATTTGTAGAGGTTTCATTTTCAATGGTAATTGAAACTATATTTTCCTTTATTGAATATAATAAATGTTCTATAATATCGTTTGAGATTCCATGCCATACTAATAAATGAAATTTTATATGTTTATGAATATCCTTTACCATCTGAAATAATTCTATAAATGACTGATACCGTGCAGTTTCATCATATTCATCTAAAAAACTATATATACGATTTATAATTTTTTTATCTGTTGCCGGATTATTTATTAAATTTATCATTTCAGCAGAAGTAAGTTGTGTGCCATCTGCTAAATCCAATCTAAAAATATGTGAAGTTTCTAAAAATATATGTTTTATATCACTTGTTTCAGAACTTGATAATGTAAATAAGGTTTCTAATGTTTTATTTACTCTATTTAAATCAAAAATATTATCAATATCACTATGTTTAATCTCGTTAAAATTAAAATAATTTGATACTAAAGTTGGCCAACGATATTGTTCTATAATTTCATTATCGCTAGCAACTCTGATAAATGGTGATATTACTCCATTTTCTTTTAACCATTTTACATCATTATATCGATCACCCAATTCTAAATCTAAACCAAGTCCTATCATATTTGATGTGCCACAAAATAATATTTTTTCTCTCATATGTTTTTTTGGTGGAGATGGAGGGAGTCGAACCCTCGTCCAAAATATGGTTTAATAAACCTCATTCACAAGCTTAGTTTATTTTTCTAAACAAACAAAATATAGAGTTTCTATTTTGCCATTGCTACTCTCAATTGTGGAAGATTCACTTTAATAGGTAGAACCTCAAACGAGACCTTATTTCTTTTCGGGTAGAAATCACACCTGAGTTCACATTCTATTTCTAGTCCCACGATGTGTGCGGGAGTAATTATGCAGCTACTGCGTAATCGGCACCAACGAATGCCATAGCATCTTCGAAGGTCATTGTAGATAATTCTACTGCGTTTATTGTTCGATAGGTGTTTAAGGATTTCCATCTAATCCTGCTTGCAGTTGTATCAACACTTCATATCTGTCAATACCGGACATCCCCATTATGTTAAAGAACTTCTTTCGTTATATAAATATATAAAAATATACGAAACGTAAAAAAATAATTAAATATTTTTCATTAATGTTTGGATGTGATCAATTTGTTCATCAGCCAATTTACATTTTTTATTATACATTTCTCTAATTACATTACCCAATTCCATATCGTTTGGATATTTTAATATAGTTGATGCATCTATAATCAATGAAGTTTTAGATTCTTCAGAGAGTCTAATTGCCTCTTTATGATACGGATTGTATTTTTTATCAGATTCTGTCATTGTTTTTATTATTATAAGTCAAAGATACGAATAAAAATCCATATTTCCAAATATTTTTACAAAAAAAAAAATAACCCACTGAATTTCAATGGGTTATGATTTAAAAATTTATATGTAAGTATGATTACACTAAATCAGATTCATCTACCCAGTTATCTGGTTGAATTGCGAATTTAGAAGTTGATACTCCTTCAGTCACTGCAAACTCTTCTACTGATACTTGATTTTCTGCTAACCAAGCTTCTGCAGCTTCTAAAGTTAATCCAGTTAATCCTTCTAATGCCAAATCACCATTGATTGTTAAATCCACGATACAATATTGTCCTTGTGCCATAATATATTCCTTTTGTTGTTATTTAAATGTATGACTATAAATATAACGATTCAATAAAAACAAATAAATTTATTTATAACAATTTTTATATATAACTATTTTAATATATTCAAATTGTATTATATAAAGTATCTTCATAATCTTACTAACAAAATCAATGTTTTGTTAGTTTTTAATCACATTCATTGATATTTATATAAAAAAAATACAATTATTATGATTAATTTACTTATAGGATTATTATTAGTTTGTTCAACTTTAGGTGCTAGTATATCTAAAAGTTATGTTGGTAAAACCTTTGGAAAGAAGGCAAGACAACATACTGAACCATTGAAGTTAGACTAAAGAGAGAATGATTCTCCACATCCACAAGTTCTACTTGCGTTTGGATTAACCCACTCAAATCCCTTACCATTTAATCCATCTGAATAATTTAATTCAGTTCCGATTAAGTATAGTAGGGATTTTTTATCTACTATAATTTGTAATTCATTTCCAACTTCAAATACATCATCGGATTGATCGTTAACTACATTATCAAAATCCATCGTATAGGAAAGACCTGAACACCCTCCACCCTTTACACCAACTCGTAATTTATGAGTTTGTAGTGATACACCTGATTGTTCCATTAAGGATAATACGTGCGATAATGCTTTATCAGATATAGTAATCATAGTTATTCGGTTTCATTATTATAATATTCATCAAATTCTTTTGCTGCTTCTGGATTTACTTCATATAAATATTCTAATGACATTTCATATCTACCAATTTCAGATATAGCAATAAATAGATTAGTTTGTAATGAATCAACTAATTTATCAGTTTCGATGACAGTTGGTTGTATTTTACTTTCCAATTCAACGATTTGTTTTCGGTATTGGATATTACTGATTATTGTGATGATATTCACTATTAAGAGAATACCCACTATTAGTTTTATTTTTTTACTCATTTTTTGTTTTTACGTTTCGTCATTCTCTTTAATATTTTTTCATCACGTTTTTCAGAAATTTGAACATTTTTGAAAACCACATATAAAAAGACTGCACATACTATAAGACCTATAATTGCTAACGCCATAATTATTATTTTAAAAATTTTATTATCTTTTCTTTAATTCCACTTTGTTTAATTCCTTCTCTACTTCTTGGAGTTAAGACAAAATTAGTTAAACCCCAATCCATTACCATCTCACCCCACGTATCATGTGTTTGGGGTATTCCCATATTCAAATCATCTACTGCAACCCAGTGGGTAATACTTGGATTATCTAGGAGGTATTGGTTAATCTCCAACGAACGTTCTTGTTCTAACATCCATTTGGGTGACCATTGAAATGTATGTGGATTGTAGTTGGTGCATTCACCTACTTTCTTTGTGAAGGCAATTGGTTTCTTTTTAATTCCTTGTGCTTCGTAGTATTCACCCATCTCTTCAACACTTGCCCATCTTTTCCAATCAGATGATACAACAATTTCAGCACCAGTTTCATCTAAGATTTCATTTAGAATAGTAATTGCTTTCTTATTGAAATTATCAAATCGAGCATCTAATTCAAGTGACATAACTGATTGAGATAGTTTTCTACCTACCTTTTGTTGTTTCTTAAATCTACCACCCCATTCAGTTGCTAAACAAATAACACCATCGTGGTCTAAAAATATTACTTTCATCTTAACAATTTACATTTTTAACTTTTTCTTTTACCCATTTACTATGTCCCTTACGTGGACAAAGGGTTTCTTTAATAAATTTCTCAGCATCTTCAACTGATGGAAATTTGGTTCGAATTTGAATACACTCACCCATACCACATACCTCATGTGTTATTTCAAACCAAAATTTAATACCTAAGAATTTTCTACTTTCTTTAATGTAGTAGTAAATACTACTTGGACTCTCTTTTCCATACTCATCAATATATGAGTATCTAAATATCTTATATTCTCTATTCATTTTATTTTTTAAGTTTGTTTGCCTGTATCAATAACATTACAAATAAAACAGATGTAATAATCCATCGATGTGTTTCAATAGGATGACTAAACTTAAATTCACTTACAAAGTATGAACCTAATATAAATGCCTGTAAGTAAGTTAAAATTATGATAAATGTTCTCATTACTTCTTTTCTTTTTAATTAAAATATATTCTGTTAGGAAATTCCCCAAAGACATACTTGGTCACATCACATAACCACAATGGTAAGTTGTAATCGATACCTTTATACTCATTCATAAAATACCAACCACCTTCAGTTATACCATATTCTGTAAATTGTAATACTGAACATCCATTGAAAGGTTTGGTAGACATTGTGATGTAGATATTATCTTCACCTTGTGCAATTATATCACAAAAGGTATCAGCACCATCCACCATTTGTAAATCCATTTTATCGAATCCACTTTCAGGTAAATGAACGAACCAGCCGATTTCATCTTTATAGAAATGATAATTCTTCATTACTTCTTTTTAGTTTTTCTTACCTTTGGCTTAGTTTCACTCAACATAATTTTATTTGCTTCTTCTAATTCTTTATCAAATTCTGCTTTTAATGCAGGGTGTAAATTTGAAATTTGTGTTTCTAATTGTCTATTAATATCTTCCTTAGCAATTTCTGCAATTCGTAATTTAGCTTCATGTGATACTCTACTCATAGGGATTGAAGCCAATGGATCATTATCTTCGTTGGATTCTCTTTGAATAGTGGTAATCTTTTCAGTTCTAATTGGAATAGTTGTATCTTGTTCTGGAAACTCATGCATCTCTGCAGCCTTCATTAATGCTTCAAAAATTTTATTACTAGTTTGATCAGTTAGACGTGGTGATACCTCTTTAATAAATCCAGTCTCGTGTGGAATGATACCTGCCATTTTTTGGAATGCTTCCTTATCAGCAAATTCACTCATAGGTGTTTCAGCCGATTTGGATTTGTTGCGTTTTTTAAATAACTCACTAAACTTTCGTTGTGGTTTTATAGTTGTCCAACTACCATCTTTATTTTCTCGCATAAGAGGTGCAGACCATGCAGTGTATCCCATCCATCCAATAAATAAAACTCCTAATGTAATAAATAATCCTGTCATAACTTTTATGTTTAAATTGTATGTTCTATCCTAACTCTTACACAATTTTGAGGTAAGCGATTAAGGTGTCTATAATTGTTGATGTATCCCATCATATTTGCTGAACCAATTGCGTTTGCTGAATGAACTACTACATCTACTACTGGTTGTCCATCTAACCATTGATTCACTAACCATTTCGTGCAATCCATTCCGGTCTTTTCAGTAATGTTATCGTAGTTGATAGCGTAATTTTTAGTTACACCATAATGCCACTCCTTCATTGCAGTATCGCCCAAATCGTGGTCTAATGAAATTAGTTCAATGTTTTCTAAACCAATGTATTGAATCGTAGATACAAATTGGTCATAGTTTCTAACTATTGTCCAACCAGTTTCTACCGGAGTTCTAACATCATCTAAATATATTCTATGTTTCATAATTTTATTTTTTAATGTGAATCGCCTACATTATGTTTTTCAGCAAAGATTAAATAATCAGGGTTGATTACCTTTGCAATCTTTGGTCTTTCACCCGTGTGGTATTTAATCACAATACCTTCATGTGGAACTTTTGTTCCTTCGATAAAGTTATTGAATACAAACTTATCTTGTACCTCTTGTGACCAATCACCATAGTGTAAAATTTCAACATAAGGTAATTCTAATTCATTTTTAATTACTCTCCACGTATTGTATGTGCTCAAATACTCACCATTCTCCTTTACATCGAATCCTACGAACTCAATATCTTTTAACCCATACTCATACCCCCTTTGGATTCCCGCTCCGTAAATCTCACCATATAAGGTAATACCATCGCCAATCTCAACGTTTTCGTTTTTAACGTAATTCCATAACTTTTCGTTGATACCATATTTCTTATCGATTTCATACCATACGTTTGTATCGTAGAATCCATTTGAATCCGAACCTTTCTCTACGTTATGTGAACCAACTACGAATTCATAATCAATCCATTTATCTGCTAATCCAAAGAATTTCTTAACCTTATCAAAGAATGTTAATTTTGTTTTCTTAACGATACCATAACGGGCATTAGTTCCATGAATCTTACGAGTGATTTCCACCATATCTTCTTCGGTAAACATTCCTGGTACATTCTTTAAGTTAGGAAACTTATAATACACATGGAAGTTTGGATTGTCTTGATAACGAATCTTTCTACCTCCTGCTAATTGAACCATCTTTACAGGTGGTTCGTATTTAAAGATTCCCATTACCTCCATTAAATCCATACCATCATAGTAATTCTTTAATAGTGGTAATTTATTATGTTTCATCGGAATGATTAAACATTCTGAATATACACCTCTTAATTTAACTGTCCTAACTCTACCTCCATTTCGTAAGTAGTTTGTTACCCCCATTTTTTCGGATAACTCAAATGGGATAACTGCATCGGTTGTTGCGATGATTACTAAATCACCTTCTTTTTGTTCACCCTTTTTAGTGATACAACTCCAACCGCCTACAATTGCCAATTCGATATTATCGGCACCTTCAATTGGTTTAATCTCATTAATTGTTGCTACATAGCAAACTGAATTGTTATTTTCCATCTTTTAGTTCTTAACGTTTATATTTCAAATATACGAAAAGTTTTTGATATATCCTAATATAATGTTTGATTTTTTTTGATTGCAGTTCGTAATGCAAAAATACCTTCTTCAATTGTGTTAAACATCGGTATTGAATATCTTGTACAAACTACACTTACATTACCCTTTCTCCAAAATCCATCAGGACAAACCACAATCATCTTTCGGTGGTCTGCATATAATCCCAATTCTAATAAGGAGATTGGTGATTTAGTTTCGGGTGAAAAATACATAAAGATGATATCTGAATCATCTAATGCGTTTAACTCCCAATTTACTTGAGTATTAAATTGTTCACCATCTTGTGACCAACTACTATCCCAATCATCTCTACGTGGATTGAAGAATGTTACTTCTTCATTTTCAAATTCTCTTTCTATTCTTTCTTGCCAATTCTCAGCGGCTCCCATTTCGATTGAACCGGCTAAAAATATGGTAGGGGTTGGAAATGAATCCACCCCTAACATACCTGGCTTTAATATTACTGCCATATTTTATTTACCTTTTTTAGGTGTTGTTTCAGTTGTTGTTTCTA